CGGCGGCAGCACTTGCGCGCTCAATCACGAGGCGACGCAAGGCCTCGGGGGATGTGCCCTCGCGCAGCGCTTTCGCCGCGTCGATGGTGACACCGAGCCTGCCTGCCTGCGCCGCGATCTCGGCGATCTCTGCCGCGGCTTCACGAAACTGCGCTGACAATTCCGCTAGATTGCCCGGCTGCGTCGCTGCGGGGGCAGACTGCGGCGCAGCCGCTTGGGGCGTTGCCGGGACGGCAGACGGGTCATCTGCTGCATCTGTATTGCCGTCCTGCGGTTCGGTCGCCTGATCGAGGACGTCCTGGGGGCCGTCGTTGGGGTCGTGTTCGGTGGCCATGTGCGCCTCCTGTTTGGGGTGGGGAAGGGATGCGCGTTGAGCGCGAGCAGGTGAAAGCGTTGGGGTGCGTGCCACCAGTTGCCGGAAGGCCGCAAACCCGCGCGTAAGGTCGGTCACTTCATCAGCGAGGCCCGAGGCGATGGCATCGGCCCCACGATAGGTTGCGGCCTCAGTCGCTATTGCGGCGTCCTGGCTCAACCGTCCGGCACGACCGGCCGCAACGGTCTCGGCGAAGAGGAACCGCAGTACGTCGATCTCGCGCTGGATGTCGTCCCGGACCTCTGTCGGCAGTGGCGCGTAGGGGTTACCGTCAACTTTGTGGCTGCCGGAATGGATCAGTGTTACCCGCATCCCGTCTTGATCAAGCTGTCCGCTGAGATCGGCGTGCATCACCACGACCCCGATACTGCCCAGAGTACCGGTACGCGGCAGCAGGATACGGGTTGCCTGACTTGCCAACGCATAACCAGCCGAGAAGGCGTGTTCGGCCACAAAGGCCCAGACGGGTTTGGTGGCGCGAATTGCACGAATGCGATCTGCGAGATCAAAAACACCCGCGACTTCGCCACCAAAACTGTCAATTTCCAATGCAAGCCCGCGCACGGAAGGATCACTGGCAGCGGCCTCGATCTGCGCAGCGATCCCCTCGTAGCTGGTCTGGCCCGAGGACTGTCCGATCCAGCCCCCACGATGGATCAACACGCCGGATATTTCGATCACGGCGATGCCATCCACCACCGGGTAGGGCGCCTCACCATGCTGGCGGTAATCGTCCAGCATCCCACCGGCCAGAATGCTGGCGCGCGCTGGTGGGACGACGGTGCTTTCCAGACCGCCGTTTTCGTCAGCAATCTCGACCCGGCGTCCGAGGATGCGCGGCCCAAGGCCGGAGAGAAACGCCATGGCCTTGGAGGGCTCAATAAGCAGCGGCGTGTTGAAGGCGCGCGCGGCGATGCGGGCATGCAGCATCAGGACTGGTCCTCAGGTTCGCGCGGACGCTCTTGCGCGTCATCGGTTTCATCTGTCTGATCGGTGTCGGCGTCTTTGCCCCCATCCTCCTCCGGGCCCGGCAAAGCCTGCACGCCTTGCGCGGGCGAACCGGGGCGACGGAAGTCGAGGCCCAGCGCACGTTCGCGGGCGCGTTCCGCCGCGATATCGCGGTCGACCTGTTCTGCGTCGTAGCCGCGCTCCGCGATGGCCTGCGTGCGGGATTTGAGGCCTGCCTCGATCTGGGCGATTTCGGCATTGGCGTCCTTTAGCGGATCGACCCAGTCCCATTTTGTCGGCAGCCAATCGACGGCGAGGAGTTGGCTGCGGTTGGCCTCATAGCCCGGCAGGGACAGCGCGCCCGACAGCACGGCCGAGTCCATCCAGCGCGCATAGACGGGACGGCAGAGCTGCCAGACCATGACGGAATGCTGCCAGGCCGAGACGCGGCGGCGGAACTCGATCAGCGCCAGGCGCGAATTCGAGAAGTTCCCCTTCACCATGTCATTGGCGATATACGGATAGGGAATGCCCAGTGCGGCCGAGATTTGCAGGAGGGTCCGGTACTGAAACGGCTCGTAAGTGCCGCCACTGTCGGCAGGCTGGCCGATGGTGACATCTTCGCCCGGATCCAGCCGTACGATCTGACCGGGGCTGATTTCTACCCCGTCTGGCCCATCTTCATCGTCCGGCGCGAGGGGGTTCTCTGGTGCGGGGGATGTCACAAACATCGCATACATCGCCGCGACCTTTTTGCGGTCCAGCTCGGCGTCGTCGTACTGGTCGAGCAGGAACAGTTTGACGATGGCGGGAGCCAGCTTTGAGACTCCGCGAAGCTGGCCGCCTTCGATCGGGTCAATCACATGGATCACCTCAGATGCAGGCACCCGCACGATTTCCCCTGCAAGCCCCGGATCGGTGCTGTCGCCCGGGTGGCGGCGAAAGAAGTGATAGGCCACGCGCCGTCCGATCCGGTCGAACTCGATGCCCTGGCGGATGGCATTGCCGTTCGCACCAATCCCGGTCTGTTCCAGCGGCAACATCTCTGCCGGCAGCATCTGCAGCTGCACGGGCACGCTCAGGCCGTCGCCCGGGCGCCGTGGGCGAAAGCGAAAGAACACCTCGCCCGCAAGGAAGACCTCGCGCGCCGCGCGGCGCTGGAGCCCATAGAAATCTGTCAGCCCTTCGGCATCGGCCTCGTCTGTCCAGGCAAGCCACAAGCGCTGCAGCTCCTCCTTGAGACCCGCATCCGCGATCTTCGAGATTGGCTTGATGCCATCGCCGACGGTATTGGCCGCCCAGCTTTCGACCGCATTCACGGCGTAGCCGTTGTTGCGCACCAGCCAGCGGGCGCGGGCGGTGATGTCAGGCCCGCTTGCTGCGATCAGCGCGTTGACATGTGCACGCGTCGCCCGAAACCCGCGCAGACGGCGATGATGCTGGCCTGCGTCAAATCCACCGACAAATGCACCAAGACGCTGCCGCCAGTTCATCACAGATCCTTTACGGCATAGGGGCGCAGGACGCGGCGGCCGGGTTTTTCCAAGGCCGCAATCCGCCGCTCGATATCTGATGCCGCCGCCGCCAGCTCTGCGTCCGAGCCATAGGTCACGCTCTTGCCGTCATAACTCACGCTGCGCGTGCCGCTGTAGCGCGCCGCCGAGAGTGCGCTGTGGCGGGATTTGAGGTCGTCGAGGGTCATCGATCATTCCATGTACTTCGGTGTGCTGACGCGCCAGCCGCGTCGCCGGGGCGGAGTTATTTGCCCGGCTTGCGGGGTTGTCGGTTTCTCAGGTGCGGCGGTCGGCGTGATAGCGACGGTCTCCACCCCGGCCTGTTTTTCCAGCTGCCGCCACATCCGCTCATCAAAACGATCAGCCCCAATGATCCAGGCTGCGGCGCGGGCATAGATCCGGAGATCCAGCGCCTCGTTGCGTTCGCGCATCTTTTGCCATTCCTGGCGGGCATAGCCGCGCCGGTCACGGATGGTGACCAGTTGCTCGGCCACGAGCTGTTTGAGCCATTCGCTGTCCGCCCAGTTGGGCAGATTGATCGTGCCATCCGGACTGGATATGCCTTTGGCGCGATCTTCATCACTGGGCCGCTCGATGCGCAGATACCGATATGTCTCTGCCTTGAAGGTGGCAGTGGCCACCGTCCAGAGCCGCGCGCCGCGCTTGAGCTTGCGCCCATTCACGGTCGCATCGACAAAGGTCGGCCCCGAGACCGGCGTGGCCCGGTTGAAGCCCTCGACCCCTTTTACGGGGGCCACCTGCGCTACGCCCTGCTTGCGCGACCAGGCATAGACGGCCGCCGACTCGTAGCCGGTGTCGATGGCAAGCTTCGCGAGGGTCATGATCGCACCCTTCTCGTGTGCCCATGTCTGACCCAACACAAACGTCAGCTTGTCCCAGCAAGCAGGGTCATCCGGCCCGCCCGGGATCACGATGTGATCGACAAGCCAGCTTTCCAGACCCCGGCCCCAGGCCCAGATGTCGACCTCAATCCTGTCCTTCTGCACGTCTGCCCCGGCTGTGAGAAAGAGCCCGCCTGCGGGGATCTGCGCCGGGAAGGCCCTGCGCCGATCCGCCAGCCGCTGCCATTCCGGCGCCTCACCGCTCTCGGTCCAGGTCTCGCCCAGAAGCGTATTGCGCGCCGCGCGCAGCATCTCGTCCGAGCCTTGGGCCGCCAGCCAGTCCCGCGCGATCTCGGCCCAAGCCTTCCAGCCGATTGGCGAATAGAGCGCCGAGAGGTGGAAACCGATGGCGTAGGGGTTGTTTGAGACCGCAGTCGCCCGCCACTCCCCACGCGCCAGCATATCCGTCTTGTGATGCTCGGCGATGGTCTTCTCGCAGCCCGCGCAATGATACGCCGCTGTTTCCGGTCGCCCCTTTGCCCAGCGCAGCCGTTCGAACTGCAGCCATTGCCTGTGGCCGCAATGCGGGCAGGGAATAAAATACCGCCGCTGATCGGAGGCCTCGAACTCGCGCTCGATGCGGCTCAGCCCCCGGATCGTCGGGGTCGAGACCATGAACACCTTGCGCCGATGCGCAAAGGTGGTGGTGCGGGCCTCGGCCAGCGTGACCGGGTCCCCTTCCTCATCCGCCGAAGCCGGATAGGCATCAACCTCGTCGAGAAACACATAGCGCGCGGGCATCGAGCGCAGGCCGGTGGCAGAGTTTGCGCCGGTCAACACGAGGATGCCGCCCGGAAACTCCTTGGACAGCATCGAATTGCCCGCGTCGCGCGAGCGGGCGGGGCTCACTTGCTCCCTCACCGCCGGGCTGTCTTCGATCAGCGGGTCGATCCGGCCGCGCGATGTGCGTTTTGCCATCTCCAAAGTGGGCAGCACGGCAAGCATCGGCCCGGGCGCGTGGTGAATGACAAAGTGAATCGCCCCGGGTTTACTGGAGGGTAAAACTCTCAAAGGATGAGCTCCATGGAACAGAAAAA